CCTTGTTCTCCAGCCCTTCCTCAACACTGTCGGAGATCTCGATGTCCTCCGGGTCCCCCTCGGTGGACGCTGGGTCGTCTTCGAGTGCGGCCCGGACCTCCGCAGGCGACAGGGCCGCTGCCTCGCCCGGTTCAGCACTCGCCGACGGCGCGGCCCCGTGTTGGACGATAGCGAGGTCACTGAACTCGATGTCCGTCACAGCCATCGCGTCACCCTGCTCGGTTTCGACCGTGCCGCCGTCACCGTGGCGCGCCTCCACGGACACGGTGAGCCGTCCGTTAGCGATGGCCTCCGCCAGCTCCTCGTCTTCGATCTCCGCCTCGTACACCAGGCCCTCACCGTCAACATACCCGCTGTCGGTGACCGACCCGATGACCGTCTCCGAGTGCAGGGCCTTCACATCCGTGCCCGTGAGCGACTCCGCAGCCTCGCGGAGTTCTTCCTCAGTCCAGACTTTCCTGTCGCCACTGAGGCCGCGGGTCACGTCGCCGACACCGACTGCGGTGCCGGAGATCACTTGCTGTGGCCCGTCTGCGAGACCAGCGATACGGCTCTGGATAGTTGCGACTGACATTTACTGAAACACTCCTTTGTTCGTTATCTGAATGACAAGTCAGTAGCTGTAAAGTGCGACGTTGAGTGATCTACCCTCCGATGCACCTCAAGCGAGGCCGCTATGTCATCTCCACCGACCAGTCTTCAGAGTAAACCTGAACTGAGCAGGGATATTACAGAACTCGCACCCGTTGGCAGTCTCCCTCCAATCGGGGGGCAGATTGTATTGCTCCTCAATGTAGTCCTTATATTTCCCCCATGAGTCGGAGAGGTATTGCTGCCAGTCGTCAGGCTCAGTAAGCGGACGGAATTTTCCAACCTCTACATCAATCTCGCCAATACCGCCAAACCTGAGATCTCTTTCAATCAGGTTTCGGACCGCAGCCTCGTGCCAGTGATCCCCTCCGTAGTATTCTACCCTGTTCTGTTGAACAGATACGCGCCCGTCTGCCCCTCCGTGAATCGCATTATGACACTCACGGCAGACCTCGATACCTATATCAGCATCATAGTCCCAGTGATGAAACTCAAGGCTAAGGTGAAACTCCTCACACAGAGGACATTCTGACATTTTAATCACCAGTCTACTAGAATGCGGTCAAATTCTGAATATTTGTTAACGAAGTTTTCTGCGCTACTGTGGCAACCTCGGCATAGTGTCATGTAGTTGTAGTCAGCGTTCGTGCCGCCAGCTAGCACAGGGACGATGTGGTGCATAGCGAGCGTGTCGTCAGACTCGCCACACAGCTCACACTCATCACTGAGGTACTTCTCTCGCTGTGTGTGCCACCCGGTCGGGCCGAGTGCAGATCGGATGGCACGATACCAGTCTGTGCCGCCTTCCCAGAGTGGGTGATCTTGACCAGTGCGGGAAGCCAGCCACTCGTGCCGGCATTCCGCAGAGCAGAAACGGCCTGTTCCTTCGGATGGGTACCGGGTGAACTGAGAACCACAGAACTCACACGTCTCCTCAACCTCGCTGTTGCCCCACTCACGACCACTCTGCCAGTCATCGTAGCACTCGCGTGAGCAAAACTTCCGATACTGTCCGGATGGGGTGACGAGGAACCCATCGCCACACTCTCGGCAGACCTTCGCTGTTCTCTCTGAATAGTTCGGGTTCTGTTCACCGCTCTGTAGCTCTGAATGTGCCCGACTCCTACACCCCTTTGAGCAGTAATGTCTCTCTGATGCGTGGAGGTTTTTGACCGTCTCCGTGTAGAGTTCACCGCACCAGTCACACGCAGCTAATGGCTTGAACTTTTGTCCGTGCTGTGCCGCGTGGTGTTTCGATAACCCTGACCGGCCTTTGAATTCGTCACCGCACTTCGGGCAGGTCGCCCCATCAGTTTCAAAGTCCTGTATCTGGTATTGTCTCATGCTCTTGCTTCCCAAGAGCGCGGTCGGCGTCCTCGCGCCGGCCTTCTCAGGAAACGCGCTCTTGGACAGAGACAGGTGTGCTACCGTCATAATTCTTAGGACACCACCGGGAGCAGCGCGCACCGTCCCGAAGGGTGAGCAGGCGGCATCAGCGGGTACTCACCAGCGAGGTGGTCCGGTTCGTCGTCACGCGGTTCGAACGTGAACGTCGCCTCACGAACCTCTGCCATCGGCACCTCGCGGCCGTCGAGACGGGAGCAGATGAGGCAGACGCGGTCGTCGTCACTGTCAGTCCACTCACCGTGCTGGACCTTATCAACGCCCGCCTGTTCGTAGCGCGTCACGGTCATTTCCGAATAGCTGTGAATTGTCTCCGTTCGGGCTAAGACTTCAGCGCGTTTTTTCTGGACAGTCCGGACCTCCTTCGTCAACCGGCGCGCCATCTCTCTCGGATTCACGCCTTCAGCCAGCCCACGAGTCAGTACGTCACGCACCTGTGGTGCAGCCTCCTCGGTGACGGTTTCGAGATTGCTGTATGCGCGTGTGTAGAGTCGGCGGAGCTGCCGGCGGGGCACACCCAGTTGAAACACAGCTTCGATGTCAGAGTCCGGCACATCAACACCGCGTTCCTGTAGGCGTGATGTCGCATCTTCCCACGCCTGCCCGGCTGCCGCTCTCACGAACCTCGCAGTCCAGTGCTCGCCACGTCTGACTGTCCGTCGACTGACCGGTTCCAGAACATCCTCGGCGATCTGCTCTCGGAACCACTCGATGAACGCCCGGACCTTGCCTTGTTCAGAGGGGAAGCGTTCAATGTTATCAGCGTCCGCGAGTCGGCTGTTCTGCCGGAGGTGAAGTCGGTCCTCTTCGTACCCGACCACCTTCCGAACCGCACCACGGAGGTCGCGGAAGCGTCGTCTGACAGTCAAGAGGAACCGCTCGCGGAGGTCCTGCGTGTTCGTGGGGTCCGCCGAGAGTTCGCGGAGGTGAGCGTGGTGGTGCATCAGTAGAGGATTATCAGGAACGCGATGAGTGTCGCTGTTACCAGTGCCAGCGTACTGTCAGGCTGTGCCGAAGCGATTGACACCGCGAGGGCAGCCTGTGCGGCTCCGAGACCGCACCGGGCCACCGGTTCGACACGCATCGTCAGTCACCAGGCAGGAACGAGTCACCCCGCCAGTAATCGTATCCTCCATAGACCCAGTCGAGAAACGCGCCGCAGAACTGGTCGGGTTGACCGACCTCGCCACTCATTTCACGAACACATCCGTCAAACGATCCTTGCATGGAAGAAAACGCATCTAAGCCAATCACACGCGCAGAGGTGTCGGACTCGCGCCACGACTCCGGCGGGTTCCAGTCACTCAGTTCCGCGCGCTCGCACTCCGGACAGTCACCGTCCGCGAGTGCCTCCGCCATCTCGTCGTCCTCAGCGAGCGAGCCGATGGGGTCCACGTCCGGGTCCACGTCAGCCAGTTCCAAGTCTGACGCTTTGTAGAGGCCGACAGGAGAGTCCTCATCAGGGAGTGTGACGACGTAAGTCGGGGAGTCGTCGGAGGCGTCCACCTGCTCAGGGACCGTGTCCGTCTCAGCGTCGATCTCGCGGGTCGACGTGATCGTCTCCACAACCAGCCCCGTGCCGTCCGGCGTCTCGACCATGTCCTCACCTGGTTCGTACCGCGTGGCGAGGGCTTCCGTGTATAACTCGTCGAACGTCGCCTGCACGTCCGGGTCGCGCTCGTCGGGGAGCGGTTCGACCACGTCCACGTCGTCGCCCACAGCCGAGAGCAGCTCGTCCGGGGTCGCCGACTCGCCAGCGGGCGTGTCCAGCACCTTCTCCGGGTCCATGTCGAGCACCGTCTCCACGATGGTCTCGGCGGGCATGATCGCCGTCGCGCCGCCCTTCGGGCCAGCAGCCGTCGACAGCCCGCTCATGAGTTGGCTGAACTCCGCCGCGTCGAACTCCTCGTCACGGAGCGGGCTTTCGGTGTCGGACGGGCGGATGCGGAGCCGCGGGGTCACGTCCAGCGACTCGTCAGCGTGGGCGTCCCCGTACAGCAACTCCTGCGTTTTCATGGACAAGACGCCCTGAAAGTCCGATTCGAGTCGTCGCCGTTCGCGCTTGACCGCGTCGCGGTAGTCCTCTCCCTGCTCTG